CTGCCAAGCGGATCGAATTCACCGCCTGATCCCCGTCTGGTCGTCGAGGACAAACCTTAACCGACTAGGCTACGCAGCCTCAGCCGGAATGACTTTGTCAACAGCAAGGGGGACGGTGAGGTTGTTACGGTCACCAGAGTCCATGCTGAATTGATCTGGCGCGACGGAAGTCGGCCAGCAACCTTGGCAAAGCCATGCTCTACGTTTTTCACCCCCCGGCCCGTAGTAGCTTGTGGTGACGTCTTTTTTGTAGTTTTTCGCGAGACCAACATGGCCTGTTCGCGAATCGTGGACAAGGTCCAACCAGTCGTGGAAGGCAGCCCACGTATCCTTGTCGCAGTAGTCCACGACTTGCAGACTGGCTGCGGAGACGGTGACCTTACCAGCCACCTTCCGCTCTTCGTTGCCGTAAGGGATAACGACTTCGGCAATCTCACGTTGCGGAGGTTGCCACGACATGAGAGATTTTTCGATGATATCCGCCGCCGCCAAACCCGGAATTCTCACCGAGAAATGGTTCAAACGCTGAGGCTCGTAGTTGCCCCCAGACGCAGCGACGTGATCTGCTGTGAAATCGAAGGCCATGATCTCTTCTCCTGAAAGAGGATTCGTTTGTGACTCATCCGTGAGCGGCAAACCAAGTTGCCGCTCACGAATTGCGATTCATGATTCTCTAGGGTGTCGACGCGGTGGTTGTCACGAACTCATCAAAGTTGGCACCCTGCGCCATGAGCGCGAAGTTGACGTTGATGACTTCCGCAGACTTTGTCGGTTTCAACAGGATACGACCATACGCTTCGTTCTGATCTTGAAGCGCTGTCGGGTTCGTGGTCTCGTCCATGTAGACGCGGTAGTCCCGCAGTCCTCGTCCGGCCTTGATCATCCGCAGGAACGGAATGACGAGACCCTTGAAGTCATCCCACATTCTTTCGTCGTTCGGCTCGAAGACGATGTACCGCGTTGTGGTCGCGACGACCTTACGCAGATACAGCAACATGCGACGAACATTGATGCGGTCGAGTGCTGTCGGGGCGCGTTGCAACGTCCTCTGCCCCCAGATAGCCGTGCCTTCACCGATGAAGCCCATGATGGGGTTGACGGCGTTGACGCCATTCGCCCCCGCACGCCCGCCGTACATATAAGCACCCTCGCCGTCCGAAGGGACGACTTCCGTTTGAAGCACTTGAGGCAGACGACCACGGCGGAAGCCTGCGGGTGCGAACCACGTCTCGAACTGACGATCCGTGTACGCGAACTGCTGCGCGGCGAAGCCGGACGGCGGACACCACACATTCTCATTGTTGTAGGAGTCGAAGACTTGGCACCAAGGCCAGTACAACGCAGCGAAAGATGAGTTCAAAGTGGCTGTCGGGTACTTGTCAGAGCCTCCCAGCGCACCGTTGTGCCAGTCCACAACCTCTGTTGCGTTGAGGCCGAACGGAGGATCGATCAGCGCCATGCAGTCTTGTCGCCCCTCTGCGATCGAGATGAGTTCGGTGACGATCGTTTTGTCATCCTGTCCCGGAGCCGCGATCGTGTTGACGTCGATGACCTTTGGGTCGCGGAACAACTTCAGTCCCGTTTTGACGGCACCCACGATGGTTCCGACGTAGTCTGAGGCGGACACACCAACGCCGTCATCACCCCCGGAGAAGTTCACCCCGGATTCGAGTTTCAGATCGGTCTGGGCGACCGTCACGACCGCCGTGGCGTAGTCGGACGAAGCCAGCCGGGTTTCGACGAAGTCATCACTGTCGGACGGATTGAGGACCAAGTTGGTATGTTCCTCAACGAGGTAACCATTCCAGCGGAATCGGATCGTGAAGGTGCCAGCGATATCACCCGCCACAACCTCAACTCCCAAACCACCTGCCCCGTTCGCCCAGCCACCACTGCTACTTGCGGTGAGGGTGATAGCCGTCGCGTTGTCAGCGGCGTTTTGCAGGGTTCGTGTGGCTGTTGCTTCATCGTAACCGGCGACCCGGACAACCCAAAGTTGGTTGCCCTGCCGGAGGTACTGCTGTGCAGCCAAGATGCCCTTGTATTGGGTTCCGGGGAACCCAAAGATGTTCAGGAGTTGCTCCTCTGTCGTGACGAACGTCAACTCGTCAACCGGGCCTTTGCTGGCGGTTGTGACGATACCGAAGACCATCGTCGTCAGACGGGGAACGTAGAGAGAAAAATCCTGCTCCTGAGTGTAAACGCCGGGAAATGTGAAGGCACCAGCCATGTTCAAGTTCCTTTCGAGTGTGTCATAGGATCGAAATCACCTATCGACGAAACGGATCAAATCACCGTCTCACCGCCGGGGTCGCCCGGCGGGTCATAATTCAACGCACGGATTGCCCTCGTTGAAGCGGGCAAGTCGGTAGTCAGTTCCGCTGTAGTCGTCTGAAAAATCCTCAACACCGTCAACGATCTCTCCTGTCGTGGCGTCTCCACGAGACATGGGGCCGTGAAATTCCAGCAGGTTGTCTCCGTATGGGTCGTCTGGGCTGCACAGTGAGTCGTCATCTTCGATGCTGATATCCACGGAGTGGACCAGCTTTTGCGTGATCGGCACCGGCGGCAGCCAGCCCTCAAGTCGAATGGAGAATGTCCACCGCAGTGACCGTTGCTGGTCAACAGGCTCCAGATTTGTGTTGTCTGTCATCCCCTCTAAGAACCAAGGAACGGTCTTCACGCCCATCGGGGTTCCGTGATCCACGTCCCGGTAAAGCATTCCACCCTCGTCCCACAACCCAGCAAACTGAGCAACGGCGACACGGGCTTCAAGTCGAGTTTTCGTCCACATCTCAGCGCTGTACTGAAATGTGTAAGGCAGGGGATGAGCGTGTGCGATGGCTTCCTTGTACTCGGTTGTTTCAAGGGCGACCTTGCGATACAAGATTTTTCGGTAGAGATACCGCTGAGGGTCGTAGGTGGTGTCCCCTATCTGCTGGAGCGAGATGAACGGCAGGGGGATTTTGAACTCGCGAGTGTTCGCGATATCCTTCTGGAACTTCCTGCGCATCCTCGCCCATGCACGTTCCGGCGTTGCGAAAATGAGAGGGATGACCCTTGCGGTCGGCACGCCCTGATCGTCAACGATCTTCAGCGCGTTGAACAATCGCGCTGTCGCAGAATCGTATGTTCCGTAGTCCCATGCGTGCTTTTTGGGGGTCATTTCAATCACGGGGAAGTCAGGCATGGCACACCCCCATGAAGTAGTCCTTCGAGAACTCACATTCGCGAATGCGGATCAGGGTGTATCCGAAATTGGATGCGACCTGCTCACACTCCCGGTCACGTCGGTTATTCTTCTCGATGAATTCGTTCTGTGGTCCGCCTTGGCACGCACAACCATGCCAGAAGCAGCCATCAAGTTCGACCAACCGATTCAATCCCGGCAGGAAGAAATCGTAGGGGTGCGAAAAGCCGGGAATGTGGTACTGGTGGTGAAACTCTAAACCAGCTTCCACAAGCCACGCTGCCGCTTGCTGCTCCCACCGGGGGGTGAAGTTCGTCTGCCTCTCCCCGGCGTCCCACTGACGCTGCGTGGCGGCTCCAATCTTGGCTTTATGCTCCGCAGTAAACTTTCGCCCCTTGAGAGTTTGGCTTAGCTTTCGCCGAGATTCTTCGGACCAATGGTAGCCAGTCACTTCACGAGTTCTTTTCGTTGATGCGGCTCGTTTTGCTTTGTGTTCTTCCGATTGAACATCGCCGGTATGAGTCTGGCGAATTGCTTCGCCGACTTCTGCACAGGCCATTGAAGCGGTGGGAAACTTTTGAGCGTATTGAGCGGTCGTCATCCCGTGTTTGCGCAGGTGCGTCCCAGTGATGACACGGAATCTCAACCCGCAAACGAAGCAGGGGACTTCGTAGTCCCACGCATGTTGCTGGGGAGTCATTGTGATCGTTGGAAAAGGCGGCATCAAGTTCTCATTTTTCGCCGGAAATCAGTCAGGATTTGATCCCCAAACTGACGTTTAACTATCGGCAAGTCCCGGACAAAGAGTCCCCACGTCGGTCGCCAATGCGGTCTCGCATACGGCTTTTTACCGTCCCTTCGCCCATACTCCATGATGCGGGCGAGTTCTTTGAACGGCAGACCTGAGTTGTGTTCTTCGTCTGGCACTCCAATTCGGTACAGGACGCCAAACTCCGTATCTTCGGGGTCTGGTGTCTGCAACGATTCCACGTACTGTTTCGTGCGGACAAGGATTCGGGGGTCGTACCCTTCCTTCACCTTCTGCCGCAAATACTTCGGGTCCAGCGGATACCAGTTGTATTTCTGACCAAGGATCGCGTCCCGTAGCTGACGGGTGAGTTTGTCGCTTTGCAGCTTCAAAAACTGCTCTGCGGTTTCCCTCGCGCTTTCCTCAAACTCTTGAGCGAAGTTCTTATGGTACTGGAACTTCGTGCGAGTTTTTCGGACAGACATGGCATCACTGACTCCCTACCCCCAATACGAAAAAGGCAGGCAAAAACCCTGCATCGTGCAATGTGGGGGTAGACGCTCTGGGCGTGTAAGCTGCCCGGCGTAAAAGGGTTACGGCAGAGCGTGGTCAGGATTCAGCGGGTCATCTCGCCAGTCGTCGGTTGAATCGTCCAGCGTCACGTCAGCAGCGACGTTCGCGCGGACCTTGGAACAGGTTCCCACCAACCACGTCGGAATTTCCGTGTTCGCCCAGAATTGGTCTTCATGCAGGGTCAGAATGTCGTATTGGAACCCTTGGAAGAAAACACGATCTGCCATGTTGACCAGAAACAGCAGGGGGCCACCATCCGTCGTGGCCGGGCTGACGTCCACTTCCTGCCCACTGACCACTGTTTTCGCGTTCAACTGCGTAACAAGGCCCTGCTCTTCGAGAACGGGCAAAGCGATGTGGATCAACAGGTCTCGTGGCTCATCGATCCCGAAGGTTGAGAGTTCCTGACGCTTCGGCTGAGCATCAACATGGATGGGGAAACGGTAGTCTGTCCACTCCCGATTCGCCGGGATGACTTCCAAGTGAAGCCTGTCCTCCAGCGCAGACTCTGGGGTCGTCCGGCGGCGGTAGGTCAGCGTCGGGAACCGTGTGGCCGCGTTGGGCATCACGTCCGTCGCGTACTCGTGCAGGTTCATCATCATTGTGACGAAATCCTGACCAAGCGACGAGAACTTCAAACTCGTTTTGTATCCACCAGTAGGCATCCTGCTCTCCTATCCCATCTCAGGTATGGCTTGAAGCGGAAGACGCTGCATCACCTCTTCAACCTCTTGGATCAGCTTCTCGCCCCGCTGAAGCTGCTGCTGCGCATCAATCTCCACACCACCCGTGGGTCCGGGAATCTGGGAGCCAAACTTGCCCCGGATATCAGACAGCATGATCCTCGCGTACCCCTCAAGAGCTTTGAGAAAGTAGTTGTTGTACCCGGCGGGGAGATTCGCGGGGGTGTACGCATACGACTTCAGATACGTCACGTCCCACGGCCCCTCGTTCGGCATCGAGAGGGCAAGCTGTCGATTCGTTTCGTCCCACAGCCAATCGTTGTCGTTACTCAGCAGCCGGTCAGCCGCTTCATTGTGCTGCTTCCAGAATGCAATGTCCCCTAGCCCTGTCCGACCAGAGGGGGCCATACCGCCCCCGCTGCCGCTGTATCCGCCGGAGAGACCACTTCCCCCGATGATCCTGTTGGTCAGGATGAATGGGTCGTCAGAGCCGGGCTGACCGCCTGTCTGAGGGTCTTTGAACATCACCCTCACAACGGATTGGACATTCAGGTCATACGTCGTCGGAGAACCGGCCAAATCGCCAAACTTAACGACGGCGTTTTCCCCCGTCTGTCCATCGATAAATGCCCAAACAGGTCGGTACAAGTAGGTATTCAACAAGTCCATTGTCTGTGAGACGGCTTCGCACCAATGATCGTCGGTCATCTCGATGGTACGCCGCCCGGCACCAACACGGAGGGCCACGCGGTTGATGAAGTTCTGCCAGCAGGTTCGCCCCACGTTCTCAACTTGAACGTAAAACTCGTGTCGCTGTTGTTTCGACCCGGAGTCCCAAATCCACGTCAAGACGGCAGAGTGGGTTTCAAACCGCAAGGCCGTGTCGACGACCGCGCTGTCCAAGGCTTCAAACGCCCACTGAAACAAGCCTGACGTGGCGTGGTAGGTGCATTCGTTGAGGTTCAAGACGTTTTGATCGTCGCGAGAGTTGATTGACGCCCCGGTCAGATCATCCTTGTACTGCAACGAGATGGAATCGACGCCCGCAAGTGGGATGGCCGCTTCGTTCTCATCCACCAGCGTCACGCTGTAGGTGGGGGTCGAACCTTCGGTGATTTTGAGTGTGTTGTTCTCAATTACAGCAACCATTGCGGAACCCTCACAAAATGATGTTTTCGTCGATTCCTTTGCCGAAGATCATATCAGGCGAGTCCGGGTCGCCAGAGTCCAAGGCAGGAGAAACTACAGTATCGAAGACCAGAGTCGGGAACTTGGCTGCGCCGACGATCATAACAGGAGAACCCCCGGCGCTGGAGAGCAAGCCGGGAGAATTAGCAACCCCGGAGACCAAAGCTGGTGAACTCGCAAGGCTGGCGACCACGACAGGAGACTGAGCAGCCGCAGAAACTGAGGCAGGGGAGTTGGCAACACTGGCGACCAAAATCGGAGAGGTTGCGGAGCCAAGAATAGAAATCGCAGCGTTGATGGCATCGCCACTTTGCACGCCTTGGTTTATGAAGCTCATCCCCACGCTGGGGAGAATTCCACCGATGCTCACGAACAAGAAACCCACATCGGTTTCGGATGCGAGACCTAAGCTGACTTGCTTGTAAAAACTGGTCGGGAAGGTCGAGTCAACCTCTGAGGACAGAGCGATTGGAACGAACTTACCCGGAACGAATACCAGCCCGGAGTCAGTCTCCAAGGCAAGACCAATGGGGATGCGGCTCGCGAAGGGCAGACTAAAGGCTGCATCCGTCTCAGATGCTAAGCCCATCCGGGAGAGCTTGGCGTGAGCAAACAGAAACGCGGAGTCTGTCTCTGACGCGAGGCCGGGCAGGTACACCTTCGCAGACGTCAGAGGAAATGCGACGTCTGTCTCCAATGAAAGACCCATGAGCAATCGCTTCGCGTGAGCAACCGCGAACGCGGAGTCTGTTTCTGGAGCCAACCCCATTCGGGCTTGCTTCGCGAAGATCGCCGCAAACGCTGAGTCGACTTCTGGTGCGAGGCCCAACGAAATCAAAGCGGAAAGCCCCAAGTTGATTGCTGAGTCTGTTTCAGTCGACAGCCCCAGTCGGGACAACTTCGCGTGTGACATTGAGAACGCCGAATCAGTCTCCGACGCGAGGCCCGTTGCATACACCTTCGCAAAGGTATGGGGATGTGCTGTGTCTGTCTCCGACGCAAGGCCCATCGGGTACAGAATCGTGATGAACATGGGGTAGGCAGAGTCGGTTTCCGATGCCAACCCCATCCGGGATTGCTTCGCGTAGGCCATTGCGAACGCTGAGTCTGTTTCGGTCGCCAAGGCCGATGCGTAGACCTTCGCAACCGACAGCAGAAATGCTGAGTCGATCTCCGAAGCCAAGCTCATCGGGGACGACTTCGCAAAGGCCATCGAAAGTGCGGAGTCGATCTCGGAAGACAGCCCCAACGGTTGACGCTTCGCAAGAGACCAAGGGAATGCGGAGTCTGTTTCAGACGACAAGCCCAGTGAGTATTGCTTCGCAATAGTCCAAGGGAACGCTGAGTCTGTTTCCGAAGCTAAGCCCATCGGGGACGACTTCGCAAAAGCTGCTGCAAGAGCGGAGTCTGTTTCCGACGAGAGGCCCATCGGGGACGACTTCGCAAAGGCCATCGGAAATGCTGAGTCTGTTTCGGACGCCAACCCCGGCGAGTAAATAATCGCAAAAGAAAACGGGAACGCGGAGTCGGTCTCTGAAGCAGCACCCAACGCAGAAACGAGATACAGCGTCACAGAAAACGCAGAGTCGGTTTCTGAGGAGAGACCCAACGCATACAGCTTCGCAGCCGTCAGCAGGAGTGCGGAGTCTGTTTCTGTTGCAAGACCCAACGCGGAGAGCTTCGCGTAAGCCATCGCAAACGCTGAGTCGGTCTCCGATGAAAGACCCAACGCTTGACGCTTCGCAAGAGACCAAGGGAAAGCGGAGTCCACCTCAGCGGAAAGACCCAACGCATGTTGTTGTGCAATTGACAGAGGGAACACGGAGTCCACTTCTGAGGCCAGCCCCAGAGAAAGCACAGTTGCGAGGCCCAACAGAAACGCCTCGTCAGTTTCCGTTGCGAGGCCCATCGGAGAAGACTTCGCAAAAGCTGCCGTGAACGCTGAGTCTGTTTCGGATGCTAAGCCCATCGGAGAGGACTTCGCAAAAGCTGCTGCGAACGCTGAGTCTGTTTCGGATGCTAAGCCCATCGGAGAAGACTTCGCAAAAGCTGCCGTGAACGCTGAGTCTGTTTCGGACGCCAAGCCCGGCAGATAGACCTTGGCCGGAGTCCACGCGGGTGCTGAATCGGTCTCTGGGGCCAGTCCGGGATTCAGCAGCTTGGCTGGTGTGGACGCTAAGGAAGAATCCAACTCCGCCGAGAGGCCGATCGTTACTCGCTTCGCCGGGGCGAAAGACTGAGCCGAGTCCGTCTCCGAGCCGAGTCCCGGAGTAAGCGTCTCCGCGCGGCGGGTGTACGCCGTCCTCGGACCACCGTACATCCCAAGTCGTGAAATCTTTGCCATCAGATGATAACTCCGACGTCTCCAACTCCCGGTGCTTCAGTGAGTGTTGCGTAGGTCAGCGTGCCGTTCGTGCCTGAGTACGCAGTGATGGCGGTCATCTGCCCTTTCAGATCACCCGTCACCCAGATGATCGACCTGTTAAGATAGTGATCGGTCGTCGCCTCCACCAAATCGGTCGTCGCCACGGTCGTCGATAACGTGCCTGCTTCCGTTACGAAGGACTGCACGCCGCCATCACTCAGTGTCAACGCCAAGTTCGTTGCAGCATCCAACCCAATCGCGTCGATGATGGCTTTGATAGCAGTGATGGCGTCTGAAATTGAACCTGTCACCGTGTGGTCTGTTGATAACTCTTCAAGAATCCCGCCGCCTGTCACTTCAACGCTGTTCCAGACGTAAATCTCAGCCGCCGCGATCACCTCATCGGACGCCCCGTCATTGTGGATTCTGATGCGAACCAGACCCGCGTCCCCCATGCTGCCCGTAGACACTGCCGTATAGGAGTTGAGTTGATGCGCCGCGCCTTCCGTTAGCGCATACTTATCGTCAGCGAACACCGATGGCGCAGCCACCCAGCCAGTCACTCCGTCGCTGTCCCAAAACTTACCATCACTTAACCGCTCGAATGTTACCGCGAGTGCGATGCCGGTCGTGGCGCTGGTGTACGTGACTTTTACGGTCATTCTGGCTCATATCCATCAAGCTCGGTCGGCCATAACGCCTTCAACTCTTTAGGGGTTGTCGCCCCGGACAGGTCGAATGTTTGGGGTAGGTCTCGCAAGGCTTTTCGTCTTTGCCTTAGTAGGGTTGTTGGCTCGCCAGCGTCCTCTCCCGTCCTGATGCCGTTGTCTAAATCAACAAACGCCTTCGCACGAGCCGAACGAATATGGCTCAGGTGGACAACTCTGGCTTTGGGTATGTCGACTTTGACCCTGTTAGGCAGCCCCACCCACGCATCCCGATACGTCCTATCGTCTGGAATTGCGTCAGTGTTCTTGTCAACGATCATGTCGTCCGTAACGGCGATTGGGTTAGGAAACTCTGGAAGTCCTCCCCAGTTCTCCGCGATGAGCCTAACTGCTTCCATCTCCGATAAGCCGTAGGACATGAACTCTTGTAGAAGCCGACTTGACGGATTGGATACACGCAGCCTGCCATCAGGTAGGTTTATGAGTACCCGTAGACTGCTCACTTATTGGTCTCCGAAGAGGGCAACACCAAAGCTGGTCGGATCATAGTTCGCGGTATCACCTGCATTGCTAAACCTGAGTTGGATCGAGCCTACTGCGATTGAAGCGTACTTCATGATTGCCACACTGTTTCCGTCAGCAAAACCAAAAACTGGTGCGTAGTTAGCAGCGGAAAAGTCGGTCTCGATAGAGATTGTAATCGTACCCACGCCATCATCATTCAGAGAAGCAATGTTGTAGTCGTGATCAAGCGAAGGTGTGCCTCCGCTAGTTGTGATGTATGCCCAAGCCTTTGCAGCACAAGGGTGCAAGTGCTGCCTTCCGGGGGTGACAATCCGTGTGTTTTCCGTGCCAGCTTCCTGCTCCGCATCAGACACCGTCCGCATAACTCCGGCGACATTGTTGGTCGCGAGGGGTGGTTGGCCGTTTATGGAAACCATTGCATCTCCCCCAAGCCCGCTCGACGGTATCACGGCTGCTGACTACGCCGGGAAGTATCCACGGAGCAATTTGAAATGCTCTCTGGCTTCTCCTGCGATTCTTTTGTCTGAAACGCTCGTGACGGCTTTCCCGTCGTCGACAGACTTCGCTTTGGACAGACCAGCAGCTTCTTGGATCGCAGCCAGACGTCCTCCTGCCGGGTGTGCTTTCAAGGCCCAGCGGCTTTTGTAGTCAGCCTTGGAGCCTTTCACGATGAGCAAGGTGGCAACAGTCGGGTTGTGGAGACCCGCATTCTTGATCGCGATGACCGCGTCCACCTTGAAAATCTGATGGCAGACTTCCAGCCAATACTGATCCTTGGCAACTTGCCCCCCGAATGCACCCGGAGAGAAGCCAGCGGCAACGGTTTCGTACTCTCCCGCCGCTTTCCCTTCAACCGGCGGGTACAACTTTGCCAGTTGGTCGAGAACAAGGGGGTAGCAAAGGTCCGGGTCCAAGATGAACCGGCATTTGAACCCTTTGACTTGCTTGATCCACGAAGGGAGTGAGGGTGCCACTTCTGCCTTTTTCTTCGCTGTTTCCGCCATGAGTATCTCCTGCCGGGTTGGGCTGTCGATGGGTTGGTTGTTGTTTACGCTTTACTACTCGGCTGCGCGGAAGAACCCTGCCGCGTTGACTTGTGCAATCAAGTCCGCCCCGTCCGTTGTCGTGGCAAAGTCGTGATTGGTCAAAGGGACTCTGGTGGCGTCAGCAGCCGCGTCTTCGTAGAACACGACCAAGTCGGTCAGTGTGTTGTCCAACCCACCACCCGCAGCCGTCCATGTCTGGTCGGGAATGTCCACGTCCACACGATCGTTGGTGTTGTCCACCGTGATCACGCCAGTCAGGGCGGTCTTTCTCGCGTAGTTCGTGAAGGTGGCTTCAGTGTTTCCTGCTTCGGTGAGAAGGTCGGCAATGTCTGTGCGATCTTTCAAGGTCGCGTCAGCCTCAGCCGCTTGCAGAAGCATCATACCCAGAACGGAATCACTGTCCCGAACTTTTTCAGCGACAGCACCTTTGGAGATGTTGTAGACAAAATCTGACATTTGTTCCCTTTCACTTTATTGTGGAAAATGGCTGGGGAGCAAGCCGGGGAAGGTACTCTCCATTGGGGGAAGCCTGCCCCCCAGCCGCAGTCGAAAATGGCTTCAACTTGTCAGTTTTGTAATGTGTGACTTCATGGCGGTGAGGTGTTCTGTGGTCCAACCAAGCTGTATCCGGCTGGCGTATTCTCTTTTGCCACCAACCTTGATTCGGATGTAGTCCGCGTGCATTTCGAGAACGTCTTGGTCTGACAGGTCAAACTGCTCCATGATCTGCGAGACCGTCGCGCGGTCAGTGCTGTCGCTGATCTCTTCGTTGACTTGTGGTGGCGGAGACGCGGTAGTCGCTGCGGGGGCAGGAGACGGCGTAGAAGCCGCTGAGGGCATCGGTGGGGCGATTCCCGGCTCAAGGCTATGCTGCGCGTCCAACATCGTGTCCGCAGCCGTAGGCGGCGTCTCAGAGGCTTCAGGCTGATCGCTGAGCGGGGGTTCTGGGTCTGTCGGGGGTTTATCCATCCCGGCGTTGATATCATCGGCCACAGCCGGGCTGGTCTCAATGGGGAACTGACAGGCCCCCTCGCAAGCTGTGTCGCATCCTGCGGGAGGAGGCGTAGCTTGAGGTCTCCGGCTCTGAGGTGCCGTGAGCGTCGTCAGGGGCTTCCGTATCCCGTCTTCCTCTGGAAGGTCGTCAACGCCAACGGGGGTTCCGTCCGCGTACTCCATGATGAGTGGTTGTTTCCCGGCAGGATTCCCGGTGTGTACCAAGCGGGCGAACCGCTCATAATACTTGTCGGTAACAAACTCTCCCGGAGCCAGAGCTAACCGATTCCCACGGGGGGACGGAAAGCGTAAGACCTTTGGTGAGCGGTTGACAAACCTGATGTTTCCAGTGTGCGGCATGTGTTGTACCTTCCGTGTCTAGTAGACCTGACTCCCCCGAATCGAAGATGGCCGGTGGCTCACTGTTCGAGCCACCGGCCCTAAATCTCATGCTTTTGAGTACGCTACCGAAGTGAGACGAGCGTCTTCAGAACAAGCTGCACGTCCCAGTGTTTGTCATTCGACTGCCGAAGGCGAAGCAATACCGCTTGTGGTGAGTCATGCCGCCATCGAGTCCACGCAATAAGCGCTTCCCGGAGCTTGGCCTGCTTCGCTTTCACAAACTGAGGTACTTCCTCTTCTGCTTGAAATTGACTGTTGTTTGAGCAGTCACTTTTCCACGCAATGTTTACGAGAACGGCGTTGGGCTTCTGCCCTTTTTCCCTTATCCCGATGACAAGGGTCTTCCCGTCAGTCGCGTAGGTAGCATTCTTGAAAGTCTTCGCGACAAAAGCGATGCTGGGAGACAAGTCTTTGAGAGCGACAGCCCCGTAGCATCGAGTTTTGACGCACAGGCTGGCCTGCCCATTCACGATCTTGAGGGTGGTCAACTCAACTTTCAGCACAGGTGCGACAGCAGTCGAATCAACGACAGCGTTTGCAGGCTGCGAAGGCGGGGCCGGTTCATCTGCCTGTACCGTCATCATCGTCATCATTGCGATTGCAGCGGCGAGCAACAGATAGCGTTTCATGGTTCGATCTCCCTTGAGAAAACGGGTCAGAAACTTTACGGCCACGCCATCAAATCAAAAGCCGAACTCAGCCAAGGTTTTCCGCGCGGTCAGTGCTGGCTCTCGACTGCCGAGACCCGGTCTGCTGGTTCAACGGGTGATTCGGAACTTCCTCTCCGCTGGTGACGCGAGTGGCACCACTGTAGACAGCAGGCACGGCCCGCGTGACAGGCATGACGTTGTGATGCGCGATGTTGGCGGTGGGGTAACCGGCTTTGGGCTGTCCCATGACTCTTCTCCCGGAATAGGTGTCGAATTGATATTGATCGAAGCGTAAGGCGTGTTGGTCGCGACAAATCGGATGTGGAGTTCCTTACCTTTGGTGTGCGACGTTGTCCGGCTGGGACGGAGCGTTCGTGTTGGGGATGGTTGACCCCACGACTTTGTTCTGTGCCGGAGCCTGTGCGTCGTGCTTCGTCTGGCGTGCCGTCTTGATGGCGTCAGGGACGGCGGGAACATTGGCAACTGCCATGAGTCTTATCCTCCAAGGGGTTCAGTCAAAAAAAAGAAACGAGCGGCGGCGGTTGCCGCCGCCCGTTTTGCGGTTCGGTTCACTTCAGTTCTTCAGTCCGATCTTTACGACGAGGAGTCGAAGATGAATCCACGAGCGTAGAAGTTCTCGTTCACGACCTTTTGGGCCGTTCGACTCATCATTCCCTTGCGGGTGATGAAGTCGTCAAGGGTGATCGAAGGCGTCGAGATGAGGCCCTGATACACCGCGTGAACGTATCCGGTGTCGAGGAAGTTTCCGCCCTTGTGTCCCATGAGGAACTCGTTGGACGGATAGGACGGGTCTTTGTAGACGTCCCAGTCACCCAGACGACCGATCTTGCGGATGCCGGACACACTTGTGCTTTGCGGCACCTTGACGAAGTGGGGAGCGAGCGTTTCGACGATGTTCGCCACTTCGACGGACACGATCAGCCACGTTCCCTCAATCCGCTGCGTCTGTTGGAAGATGGTGTTCGACAATTCGACGAACGTATCAACCAAGATTTCCTTGTGATCCTTGTAGCTGACGCCAGTCGGCGGAGCCACGTCGAAGGTCACAGGGTTGGAAGCGTTGAAGGCGATCGCCCGCAAGTGGCGGATGATCTTCTGGTTGATTTCCTGCGCGATCCGGTTGCTCATCAAGGTGACGAACTCCGTCTCAGCGACCATTCCGTGTGTCGCCAGCAGGTCTTGCTCTGCTTCCATCGACCAACGCGCCCGGAACTTGTTCGGGCGAGCGATGACGGGAGCGGAGACCAACTGAATCTCGATTTCAGGAATCGAGTCGTTGGCTTCCATGTTGTACTCGTAAGTACCCGTTACGGCCAAACCATTCGCGGGGTTTGCGGCGAACGTCACGTCGTACGCGCCTGTCGCGTAGTTGATCGTGTTGTTACCACCACCGTTGATATCACCGATCAGGTTCCCGGCACCGTCGTCGGTCGCAACCTGCGAACCGTCAGTGATGCTGAGCGTACCCGGACGAAGCGGAGAGTACGAAGCGGTTCCGGTGAACTGGGCTGTCGCACCAGTACCTGTACCGAGCGCTTCGTTTTCGACGATCTCGTCGGTGTAATGGAACGACTGTTCGGGGCCGAGCTTCGAGTCGAACAGTTTGTCGCCTTTTTGGATGGACCCCTTGGTCACACCCGCGATGGCGTCGTAGTAGAAGATCAGCCCGGAAGGTCCGGGAAGGGGCTGGACGGAGACCAAGTCGGCGGCGACGAGGTTCGCGTACACCATCCGAATGATCGGAAAGACGTACTTCTCGTAGTTGCCAACGGCCAAGGTTCGAGTCGTCTCATCCATACGACTGAACTGTTTGTAGGTCTGCTCCAGCAAGTGGCCGACGAGCGCCCGACGATACGGGTTCTCGATGCCAGCGGTGAAGTTGACCGATTCGTGCTTTTCCCAGCCGCGAATTCGCTCGCCGGGGAAGTTCGACCATCGCTCCGCAAGCTGCATCCCCTGATTGTGAAGATTACCATAATCTTCAGTCATCAGTGAGGGGTCAGCTTGCATCGCAGCGGGGGTGAATTGACCACCGATACTCATAATGCGTCCTCTCTCATTCGGGTTCAGGTTTGTTTGTCGTCAGTCTCTCAGCCAAATTCGACTTGATCAGCCGTATGTCGGCATGACGTTGCCATGAACGAGCATTTCCATCAAGTCGTTCTGCTGCGGCGGAGAAGGCTGCGTCACAACGCCTGTCGCCGGGCTGGTCCCGTTCCCACGGACACTCTCTGTGAGAGCCTTGTGAGTAACCGGGGGCAGGTCGGTTCGGTTGTTCGACGTTCCTTCAACCAGCGGTTGGATCGTGCCTTCAACGAGGGTCTTCAGCGACCCCATGTCTTGGCATTCTCGCAAACGGCCTTCGACAGCTTTCAGGGACGGATTGTCCGTGATCAGCTTTTCGACAACCGTTCCAACTTTCTCGCCACGGTAGCGAGAGATTGTGGCTTCCAGCAGAGAACGGCTGACTGCCGCTGTCTGCGTTGATTCTTCGAGCCTCGTCCCCATCTCGGTCAGACGATTCTCGTAAACTCTCGCGTCTCGGTTTGCACGAGCGACGACCGCTTCGCCAAGTTCGACGGCGACACGGTACTTCTCGACCGGCACTTGCCCTTCGATCTGCCGAGAGAGTTCGGCATTCCGCGCGGCGAGAGCTTCGATAATGTCGACGCCGGTCAGCCCGGAGAGAGATTCGACACCAAGCAGACCGGCGAGACGTTCTTCTTTCTCTTCGCCGTCACCGTCGTTGTCAGCACCACCGGGAGCTTTATCGGGGAAGGGGTTCACGCCCTTTTTGGGCTTTCCGCCACCTTCACCGTCGTCATCGCCTTCGCTGACCGTTCGCTGGACTTCCCGGCGAAGGGTCGTGGCGTGTTCGCCCAGTTTGGCACGAAGTGCAGTAGCCTCATGCACCATGTCATCCGGGAAGGAACTGCCCATCCCAGACAACGTCGTGACGACGGCCTGTTGATGCTCCATCAAACCCGCGAGGTTTGTGTCGCCGCTATCAAGGTAGGCTTCGGATGCAGCCAACACTTGTTTTGCGGTCAGAAGCGTTTCAGTCGATTCGCGAAGCTGTGTCATGTTTGGTTCTCCACCTTGCGGTACACTAGGATTGACGAAAGTGGGTGTGAAATTCACTGTCTCCGACACCGGATGGGTCTTCTTTTCGGTGCGTGATTCGCCAACCTTTGAAGGTCGTGCAGTGGCGACAGAGGGTTGGGCAACAAAGTCCCAAGTGTCTAGTGCGAAGTCACTTGCTTCGACAACATCAACACCATCCACGTTGCGGGTACTCCCCGCTCCTCGCGAACTTACACCGGGGACGGCCCCCGCTTTGTAAAGTTCCTCGATAATCTTGCCGTTCGGTGTACGGAAGAGAAGATGTTGTGCGAAGACTACACCCTCTGCCCGCCACACTTTTTCGACAAGGTGACTGACTCGCGGCAGTTTTGTGTTCCCCTCAGTCGGATGTTCCAACTCACCGAGAACCTGCCTGTTGCTCAATCGCTCTGAGAAGTCTGAAGACTCACCGAGAACACGATCCCACAACTCAGTCGGATACATCCGACCGTTTCCGTTCTTTTCATTTTCAACTTGTGCCGGGCCAGAGACCCGCATCCGTTTGTGGTTGTTGGCTTCCCGGAGTTCGTGTGCGAATCCATCCTTGAACTCGATAAGGGTCGCCTTGACATACTCCTCAGTCAGAGTCTCGTTATTCAGCAAAGCCTCCGTCATCTTTGCGAAACGGTCTTCCGACTTGGCGATGTACGATTCGATCAGGTCTTCCCCGAAAGGCTGGGGCTTGACCATCTCCACGGTCCATGCGGACGGGGGGGACATGATTGGAGAGGCGTGTTCAACCAGTAGGATGCGTTGTGTCATTTGACCCTTCCCGATTCAATAATCCACCCCAAATCCTCCAGCGGTCGAGCGCCTACCACTTCGGGATACTGTGGCGGCTCAAGAGTTTCAGTCCTGAACTGGTTACCGTCGTTGTAAAATTTGATGGCGTAAAAGTTCCAAAGTTGATCCAACGCTTTTTCCCTGCGTAACTCTGGGAAGCCGAGTTGAAGCAGATACAGCTTCGTTTCTGCCAACGTGCAATCGAATGTGTCGCCCGTTGGAATCGTGATCTCAATGTCGTCGCAGCCAATTTCTTTTCGCAGTTCGACCCATACGAACGTCCTGTCTATCGTCGGCGCGAACTTCATGCCTGACCCTCTGACAAGTCTTTTCGCGAGCCACCAAACACAGCAACTTGTATCGCGTCTTCTGTCGCGTTAGGAAACAAAGTCTGAAGTCTTTTGACGACGGACTTCCTCTCCGCTTCGTCGAAGCCAAACCCTTCCAAGGGATTTGGAATCATCGGCACCATCCCGGAGACGGTGGCTTCCATGATTCGATTTGCTTCGACGGTTTCCGGCATACTCTGGTCCGATCCTCTAAGCCTGCGTGACTGCCGGAGCCGTTCTTGAGGCGACCCCGGCAGTTAGCGTGAAGGCTCTGTCGGTAGCGTCCTCACCCTTAGCGGATGAAGTTGCTACTTTGATCGAAGATTTCGATGCGACCTTCACTGTCACCAGTCGAACTGAGGACGGCGATTCGCCAGTGTTCTTCGGTGCCACGGATGGCAGCCTGCAACACCGCGTGGGACTTGGCCGGGATCGTCACGGTTCCCCGTGTGGTCCAAGCGAGTCCGTACCCGGCATCGACGGCGGAGCCATCGACTGTGATCACAACCGGCACGTCGCCGTCGTTGTAAGCCAGTGACTTGAAAACTCGGACGCCAACGCCAAAGTTTCCGTGCGGCGCTCCGACTTTGCCCGACAACACAACCTTGTGCTGGGGAGTTGAGCCGAAGTGTACTTGTTCGGTCGTGAGCATGTTTTCTTCCTCACATCAGGGTTTCAATGGCAGAGCCAACAGGTAAATCGTTTTCGACAAGGTCGTTGACGAGTCGGCTGATCAACAGGGCCTTCTCTCGCATTTCGAGTACAAACCAAATTTGTCCAGCCACGTCAGCCGAGCGATATGTTGAGTCCGATGATTCTGCCAACAGCAGGTTTCTATCCGGCCTCTCGCTCTTGGACCCCTGTTTGTGGAGGCCCACGGCATTCAGTAACTTTCGAGCAACTTTGTCCCCAGCTTTCGTCTGTTCGGAGAGAACGGACTTAGCACGCGGGAGTCCAACCCTGTAAACGATACTTAGGAACGAATTTGCTCTTTCGTGCGAAATCATGGCTACACAACCGTCAGAGATTCTGTCGCAAGATCAAACGACGGAACGGGTTGGTACGCTACGACTTCAATTCTCACACCGTCGTTGATCCTCGCCCCCAGATGGAAGGCGGTGAACGCTGCGATATCTGTGATGACGGCGGGAATCATCGAAGCGCGTGCAGGAATGTTGACGAGGGAGTCAGCACCGTACTGCCGGACAAATGGCCCGGCGATATCCTGACCACCCTTGATGTGGAGTACCGCGTCCTCGTCGCTGAGGTTTTCAGCAAACACGACGAAGGCAGGCTTTCCAAACTCAAAGCGTTGGGCCACTTGTGGGTTAGCAGCGAGTTGATCTCGCAAGATGTACTCGGTTCGTCGAATCATTTTGGCTCTTCTCCTAGCAGCGAGTTTACGCTGTCAAATAGGATTCCCGGAGTCGATTGCTCTTCGTTTTCTTCTTCCTCTTCCTCTTCATCCTCGTCGTCGTCGTCGTCGTCGTCTTCCGGGTCTTCCTCGTCGTCGTCCGGCGGGAATTCATCGTCAGGCACTTCACCGTCGTCGTCTGGCGCTGGTCCGGGCAGTTCTCCGTCGCCCGGCTCTACACCATCACCCGGTTCTTTACCCGCGCCCGGAAGGTCGCCCGGCTCGTTTGTGTCCGGCGGAATTTCTTCACCGTCTTCAGGTGGTTCTTCCTCGCCGTCTTCTGGCTCTTCCTCGCCATCTTCAGGCTCTTCGCCACCACCGGATTTTGCAAATGGATTCTCTCCGCCCTTGCCGTCTTCCGGTTCCTCGTCGTCGCCACCAGACTTCGCGAATGGATTTTCGCCACCACCATCGCCCGGTTCTTCACCACCACCTTGAGCAGCGGCTGGTTTTTCTTCGCCGGGTTCTGGGAAGCCTGTGATGCCTTGGTCTTGCTCGTCTTCCGGGGGCGTAACACTGCCGTCAGCGGCGATGTTTACTTCGTCGCCAGAGACAAGGAATACCCAAGGCAAGGCGTGTGGATTCGTTGTGTCAAACTGGGGGGTGCTGTCGACCTGCATCCCTTGTGGCGTAGTCGGATCGACACCCGGTTCCTCTTCCTCGTCCTCTTCCTCGTCGTCTTCGTCGTCGTCGTCTTCCTCATCGCCATCTTCTGGTTCTTCCTCGTCAGAGTCGTCCCCGTCTTCGGGTTCCTCTTCCGGCGGAAACTCTTCGCCGTCTTCTGGCTCTTCCTCGCCGGGGATTTCTTCTCCGGGGATAGGCTCTTCCTCGCCGGGGATTTCTTCGCCGTCTTCAGGCTCTTCGTCTCCGTCTTCCGGCGGAAACTCTTCGCCGTCTTCAGGCTCTTCGTCTCCGTCTTCCGGCTCTTCCTCGTCGGGGATTTCTTCGTCGTCTTCTGGCTCTTCCTCGTCGTCTTCCGGCGGAGGCGGCGATGCTTCTGCCCCCGGAGCCAGCGGACCCTGCACAATCTGCGTGCCGGGCATGATCTCTTTCAACGACTGCAACAACTGTGCGGCTTGCGTCACAGGCATCATCGGAGAGAAGAAAAGCAAAAACGCGGCAAGGTCTTGTTCGATATCACTCGCAACGAAAAAGTCGAGAGCGTCAACTGCGTTCACACGCAGGATGGCTGAGTCGTAAACGTCGTCAAGGGTTGGCCCATCCTCTGGCTGCAAGTCGATAGCCCCGGATGCAAGGTCCGCCAAGCGAGGGTCCGGCAGGCCAGCGTTGGGGTCTTCTGGCGGCGCTTCCTCTTTTTCCGGCTCTTCCTCGTCGTCATCCTTTTTCTTTTTCGCGAATGGTGGAGGGGCTTCCGAAAGAAGCTGGATGGCTTCGGACAGGTCCGTGTCACCATCCAAAATGCTTTCGAGCGTGACGCCCATTGCGGACTGCGCTCTCTGCATTCGGGTTTCAAGCGCACTCTTGATGCGAACTCCCAGAGGGGAGCGCATGAACGCAGAAGCCATCTTCACCCGCTCAACGCGGTTGAATCCAGCGGTAGGGCTTCGCAAAATTGGTCCAGCATGTGCAGGCATAGATTCCCTCACCCCTTATGACGGTTTCAGCGGGGGAATTCACTTCGCGGGCTGGAAGGCAAATCCCTAAAACATTTGCTGCACTGTGGTTAAGCCGGTAGGACTATCTTTTGAAGCTCACCCACGATCAGCGCCTGAACGGATGGGTTAGCCGCCTCTACCAAAAGCACGTCAGCAATTTCCTGCAACGCGATAGCGTATTCCTGCAAGGTGTCTTCCACGGCTTCGTTGTTGAAAACCTCGTCCACAATGAAGCACAAGGATTCGAGAGTATCCCCGGAGTCTTCGTCCACGGCTTCTGTGAGTCCCTGCAACTTCTCTCGGATTCCTCTCCAGCGGTCAGCAGCCTCAGCGACAGTCCAAAACCTAGCGCTTAGCTGGTCTTCGCTGACGAGTCCTCCGGTTAATCCGTCCATCTTCGACACTCCTGATCAGGTTCCCGAACTGGTGAAACCAAAAGAGTCAACGGGGTCTGTGATATCAATGACCGATGTATCATCCCCATCCCCCGTTTCGAGGACTCTCGGATCGGCTGCAATCAGAGCTTCCATAACGTGGTCTGGTAGGTCTTCGATGAGCCGACTCAAATAAACCAACGGGACTTCCCCGGCGGCGAGAGCAAAATCCTCCGGGTTGTAGAAACCCTTGCACTGAGTCAGGATCGAATCGCGTTCCCCCGCCTCGTCAACCAGAACAATGAGGTTGTAGAGATTGGGGAAGATTGAGATTTCTCGGTTGACACCGAGATTCATGAAGTCCTCTTCCCGCCGATTGAACTCGTCAATGAGGGCGCTGGAAACGACGACTTCAATTTCAATATCAGCTTGGATGCTGATCTGCGTGGGAAAGACTTCGGCCACTCACTCGCTCCCGTTCGATGATCTCGACGGCCAGAATTGAGGCAAGTCCAAGGGGGTCAACCCTGCTTCTTTCCGCGTGAGGTTGAGAACTATAAGCGATTGTTGGTGGAGTAGATTATTCTCCACTTGCGCCGAACGAAGTTGCTCTCCCAAACCCCGGAAGTGTTCTGTTGTCCGAACTTCGAGTTCCGCGATTTTCTTCTCTACGGAGTGGGGGTGGCCGTTAGCCATGTGTTCCTTGAAACTCTCTTTGAGGGGACCAAGAGACATGGAACCCAGAAGAGCCATGAGCGTGATAGTCACGCCTGCAAAACCTATGAACGCAGCACCTGCCGTCACGATCAGCGGCCAGTTTACGGCTCGCGATTCAGAAAACTTTGAGCCGAGTACGTTAAGGTCTTTGCGTGTCTCCGAGCCTTGCTCATGAATTGCAGCCCGAAGAACCTCGCCTTGCTCCCGAATCGCATTCCACTGAGAGTCTGCGGTGGACTGCAAGGTGTCTGAGAGTGATTGAATAGAGCTTGTTAGATTTGAGATATCTCGATCGTGAGACGCAACTTTGGCTTCCAAAGTTGCACTAGACGCTCCGTTATCGCTACCTGAAGGCATATTTGGGGGTGCATCCTTACTGGGGTTTGTTTGTTGAGTGCGTTTACGCGCGACTTGCTTATCGGCCATTTTTTGTCTTCGTCGCGTGACCTTTCCTGACCATCGTTTCCGAGAGCGTTACCTCTCCCCCATCCAGCCAAACATGCCCCAAGGCGCGTCCAAAAGAAAATGAATTCCCCACTTTTTTACCCGGTTCCACCGGGACGAAAACCTTCACTTGGCGATTATCCGCCAAGTCCTCAAGAAACCTCTTAGCGGCTAAGCCTTTTGCTTTTTCTGCGAGGTCTCTGGTTCTGGTCTCAGGTGACCAGCAATCGAGAAGACGAATCCTCACGACACGAGACACTCTAACATCGATTGTGTCTCCATCTACGACCCGGACGACTTCAGCAGGAAACGTCAACCCGTAAGGTGGGGCGACGACAGCAGACGGCGCGATGGCCTCTCCTGCATTAACGAAATACGCGCTGCAAAGTGCTATGGCAGCAATGAGGGCCAGTCTACTCAGTCGCGTCATTGCCCTTTGGGTGTAGTCCGAGTTCATAATAAGTGTCCTTGTCGTTGGGGGTGGGCGTGATAACCGAGGGTGGTTTGTCACCGAACATCGCATTGTAAGCCAATGGAATTCCGATCGCGGCTCCCCCACCGCTGCCAAGCAAAGCTGCTGCGACCCCGACTTTCGCAAGTTTCCCCAGCCCGGCTACGCCTGCCTTCACAATGTTTGGTGGCTGGTTGATAGGCGAAGGAACAATGACGTTAGGCGGAGCCGGGTTATCAGGGCGAGGCTGCTCTATGCTGATATTGCCGACGTTTATCATGTCACCTAAATCCGCCAAGATACCCGAAGGTGTGTTTGCGACAGCGACGGCTCCCGGAGTCTCAGTCAAGGCCGACCCCCCATTCATAATGTCTTTGTGGTTGGGGTTATCGCGAGCTTCTACGAGAACTTTTTGGGCGTCCTGCAACATCATAGCTTCGTGACCAAGCCTGATGCCAGACAGCTTGTTCATGTGGTTCTCGACCAAGTCATCCATCTTGCCAGCGTGTTCGACCTGCAAGCTACCCATACCCTTCCGGTAGTCGTTCTGCATCCCCTTGACTTTATCAACCACGTCCGTGAACGGTTGATCGATCGTCGCCGGTCCCGTCGTCGCTGCGGGGTTGTCGCTCAGTGGTTCCGCTGTCGTCGCTCCCCTCGCCGTCGTTTGTGTCATCATCGGTTTCCCCTTCCCCGGAGAGTTCATCCACCAAGTCTGAAACGTACTCTTTGTGATTTCCCTGCTGGTAAGCCATGCGAGACCGCAAGGCTCTCTCATCGTGTGCCGTTGCCTCTGACTGCATCGACGCAAAGACCGCAGACTTCGCGTCAACGATTTCGTCATTATCTGCCACAACTCAATCCTCATTCCGTGGGGAGAACCGCCCCGACCAAGATGGTCGGGGCGGCTATCAGTCTCCACTGATCGCTTCCGTGAGGACGCGATTAACCGCCTGCTCCCGTCGTGTGCGGAGCGTTGACTTCAGAGCGAGTTCGCCCGGAGCCACTTTCCGTCGCGGTGCGGTAACCCAGTCCTTCACTGATGGACTGGCTGTCCTTGCCTTCGAGGTAGTCATAACGCAGGTTTTCTGCGTAGTGACCAGCACCGTCAGCCTGTCGTTGCGACCCGTTGAGGGCGTGCAACTTCAACATTCCATAATCCGACTCGTTCATAGCTTCCTCACTTTCAGTGTTTCCACCTGAAACAGAATCGCCGGAGCCGACCGGAATTTCGGTCACACCATCGTCCGGCATAAAACTCTCCCTTCCTAGTTTGATGAGTCCCTCGCGACTCCACTGCGAGGGACTGCGTAAATGGGTATGGGGTCTCCCGGCTTCAGTGCCTCTTCCCCCGCCAAAGAATCCGTCAACTTCCCGTTGACATAAAGCCGGACTTCCCGGCGTAGCAATGGTTCAAGCGCTTTCACCCGCGAGTTCAAACCGAGAACCGCAGGGCTGGCACGAAACTGAATAATGATAGGCTGCTTACCGAGGGAGTAAGTGTCCGAATCAAGAGTCGTTCCGTCAGTGTCTTTCACCGTGATCACTTGCTTGATCACCGGAAAAACTCCGACGTCTTCCCACTTTTCGTTGTTGGTGTACTTCACCTGCAACTTGTTCTCGTGGATTCGCATGGCTGTGACCCCAACACCGGCTGAGCCATCGTCCCCGCTCCGGCCCGTAGGACCGGCTGTGCGCTCCAGTGCGGCCAACCGAGACTCTAGGTCCTTTATGCGATTGAAAGCCGCTGTGAAGCAAGCTCGGCATCGACAGCCGGTAGAAACCAAGTGTGGGGTAAGCGGCTCGAACACAGGCTGTGATGGTTGAACCCGAATTGGCCGTGATCTGTCTTCGATTCGTCTGGGTACAGGCGGTGGAGGAGCAACGTCTTGAATGCGGACGACGGTTGTCTTCAACCCCCTCAGATGGCCGATAAGCCACGCGGTGCCTTCAAAGCCTTCAACATGGCTAGACGCATTCTCCGGGACAAACGCCGGGACACTTTTCACCCCGTGTGATCTCGCCAAGGCTGCTCCGCTCTCGTCGGCAACATCGACATAAACGATCTTGTAGCGAGCCTGCAAATTATCCCGGAAGGCGGGGTTGTTCAGGTACGCCATGTCGAAGTTGTGGCAACCAAGGCAGAAGATGGCTGAGTTTTTGAAGACGTAGAGCGTGGGCTTCGACTCAGCAGACTTTTGTACCGGAGCCTCGTACCCAACGAACCACGTTTGCATCGGAGACCGCGTTGCTACGTCACGGTCTCTGGCCCATGTTCTCCAGCGACCCCACGCCGTGGAGACAGACACACCGTAGAATTCTTGGAACTTCTCAGAGGGCTTGCGTGTATCGATGGCGAACGCCCAGAGAGTTTCTTTTCCCTTTTGCTCCACCAGCCATTCGACGAAAGAGAACCCAGTCGCGTACACGGCCAAGATGCCTTCTCTGTCTCCGGGTGGATACTGCGTGTCGTCGAAGTGCCGAAAGACGTTGTGTGTGTGATCCAAATACCGAACCGCGTTCCGTCGAATCTCAGTCTGCTCCTCTTGCGACTCAAACATCGCAGCCATCCCCTCGTCAAGCCAACGAGGTATAGGCTTCCGAGTAAACGTTGCAATGATCGTATGCTGTACTTCGTGTGGGATGACAGACCGGCGAATTTCTGTCCGGGAACCTTGAACCTGCATCGACCAGCCGAAGACCTGACCCCGGTCGAACTTGAAAGTTGTCGCGCCGGAAGAGGAGAAGTGTTCCCCTTCGTTGGAGACATGAAGCGAGCAGGCTCTACTCCAGTTTCCCCGGAGTGGTTTTCCTGTCCAAAACACCGCAATGTTTTTTCTTGCGTCTTCCGCAGCTTGCAGGTACTCCTCGCGAACGCCTTCACCTTGGGCGGCAAAGTTGGCACCACCCAGAGTAGGGGGAACGTAACCCACCAAAAACAGGATCAAAAAAATCAGTTTTTTCATCATGTCAATGTCTCGATTCAGGCGGAGGCACACCGATGCTGTCGTTTGACTTCAACAGCAAGCGATCTACAGCAGAAAGTACGCCCCTACGAAATTCGTTGCTATTGTCCATGTAGGAGTGTGTGGAAGTCTTCAATATAGGGCCGTTGATGATCGTTTTGTTTGGGTCCGCAGCGACGACTTTGTGGCCGCGAGGCTGGAAAGGATCGTTGCGAAAAGCCCAGCGAGGATTTCTCTGCACGAAGTAATTGCATTGCTTGACGTTGTCCGGGACCACCAGACGACCAAGCCCCGTGGCACCCGCTACGCCCGGCGCGCAGTCGAAGCGTCGGACAGCATCACAAAGCCACATTTCGTTGATCGTGCAGTCACCACGGTCTTTGAGGGCTTTGGCAAACTTAACAGCACGGTCGCCGCCATAGCTGTAGCCAACAACGATGTGTTCCTGCTTCGGGTTGACCCCGTTGTCCTGCGGGCGATATCGCCAAAGCGACTCAGCCACGTCATTCGCGTCAATGTTCCAAGGGAACAGGCGCACTCGCACGTCTGGGCGGTTACAGGCCCGCACAAAGGCGTCGTGTTCAATGCCGACCATCCCTGAACCCGGACTACCTAACGATTGTAGGTAGCCGGAAAAGATCGTAACGGCGTAGCGGATCGGTTCGTGACTCATCTTCCCCTTGTCCCCCCAGCGGAAGAATTACGCCCCGGCCCCCCGTAGGAGGCGAGAAGCAAGCATTGACGGATCAGCACCCCGGTGAACGAGATGCAGAGCGTCGTTTACGTCGTTGGTGATGGCTTCGGAGACGCCGCTGCCGCCTTGCGACTTGTCGGATGTTCCCGGAGTGTGTTCGCCGCTCTGAGGCAGCGTACCATCGATTGTCGGAGAGCCACCGACGTCTCCGTTAGTCTGTACTTGGTCAGCAGGAGCGCCACCACCGACGTTGGATGAGGCAGCCCCGGCCATCGTCTGCACGTCACTCGGATTCTGAATTCCGATCGTGTCGGCGGGCGGCGGCGTGTCGGCTGGGTCTTCTCCGTCATTGCCGTCAAGCGGGGCAGTCACCCCACCAGCGGTTGTGGTGTCAGGCACTTGACTGCCGGGGTCGCTGCCCTCTTCACCGAGGAAGCTGGACAGGTCTTCGGCGAAGTCGTCGTCGATGCCAAGGTCTCCATCGAGACCGAGATCACCATCGATGCCAAGCTCTCCATCGAGACCAAGGTCGTCACCGACGCCAAGATCACCATCGAGACCAAGGTCGTCACCGGCGGGGAAGTCATCGTCGAATTCGTCGTCGATACCCATCTCTTTCAGAGCGTTGGACATATTGTGTTCTCCCTCGTCGATCCAGTATTTGAACTCTGCCCCATCTTTGGCGGGAGAGTCCGGGTTCAATGAAATGCTTTGTACGCCGCCCCCATCCGGGTCAGAGACGACAACGGTATTCGGTGGCTTCAGTTCCTTCACCAGCTTGTGGGTGACCGAGCCGCCCGACTTGATGAGGAAGCCGTCACCGACCCGAAAGTCGTGCATGGACTTCGCAGGCGTGATGTGGCGGCTCTTGGCTTCAGCGAAATTTTCGACTGTGGCGATGGTCATGTTTGATCCTTCAACTCTCGTTGAATGCGACGTTTTATTTTCGTCGCACAGTCCAATTGAATTCGGAACCGACGACGGTCGCTGGTGACTCGTCTATCGTGAACCCGGTAGAAATACAGGGGGTCTGGAATCGTCGCGATAGGATGCTTCTTCGCAATCCGCCAGAACAGGTCGTAGTCCTGTGCATGAGGGAATTGTGCGTCATACCCATTCACTTCCGTTAAGACAGAGCGGCGAATCATCACCGATCCGTGAGCAAGTGGTGACCCTTTCGCGAAGGATTTCTTCGGAATGAGGCCACTTGCCCTGTACCAAACTTCCTCAACAACTTTTGGCCCATGAACGACTTGGACGGCGGAGCCGACCATCGCCACATCCGGGTTTTCAGTCAAAAACTCAATCTGCTTCGTGAATCTACTCTCGGCTGACCAGTCGTCTGCGTCGTGTCTCGCCACAAACTCGCCAGTCGCCAGCGTGATTCCGTGGTTGAGAGAGTGAGTTACCCCCTCGTGCGGGCGAGCGGCCACGACAACTCGTCGTGACTTCCAGCCTGCGTTTATCTGTTCCGCCCATTCTCTGGCGGACTCCAGTGATTTGTCATTCGATCCGTCGTCAACAAGGATGATCTCCACAGGCCCTTCGTAGTCCTGATGAACCAGCGAAAAGACTGCTTTGCGGAAGTATCCGGGTCCGGCCCGAAGTCCATTCCAAACCGGCATAACGACAGATATCAAAGGTTTCATGTCTCTGCCCTACAAACGAATGATCGACCCGGAAAGGGTACTTGAGGCGATTCCGGGCCGACAGACTGAGAATGGCCGATCGTCACAACTAACTACCAGCTTTGAAGTTACCCGGCAAGGCCAGTCGTTTTCTCCGGGATTCTCGCTATGTTGCTCACTTTCGCTCACCCTGCCGTCCCCCGCCTGCCGATGATTAAAGATAGGGGGAGGAAAAACAC